ATACCAATGAGTGAATGGGTTGATGCGGACGACATATTAACAGCGATCGAGATATTGGAGCGAAGGAATGGCAACTGAAACCATTGCGTACAATAAGAAAGATCTGCGTGATATTTACAAAGCATTCAAGCTCATGGATGAACAAGCTACTGAGGAAGCAAGAGCGCAGTCTGCTGCGTTGGCGTATTTTGCATCAGAGGAAATTAAGCAAGCAGCTCGAACTCGAACAAAATCTGGCAAAGTTGCGCAAAGGGTTGCGGACGGGGTCAGCATTTCTAAGTCGAGCAAAATCGGTGAGTTCCGTTATGGCTTCGCAAGACAAAAATTTTCAGGTGGTGCTACTACGCAAACCCTATGGGGTGGTGTTGAGTTTGGTTCAAATAAGTACAAACAATTCCCTTCATATTCAGGACGGCAAGGCAGAGGTAGTCGTGGATGGTTTATCTATCCAACCCTTCGCAGAATTCAGCCTGAATTGATTAACAAATGGGAACAAAGTTTTGATCGAATCATTAAGGAGTGGGTCTGATGGCAACCGGTAATCGTACGCTTAAGTTATCCATCCTTGCTGATGTTGATGATCTTAAGAAAAAACTTGGTGAAGCCGATAAAGCCGTCGAGGATAATTCAAGTAAGATTTCAGAGTTTGGTAAGAAGGCTGCTGCTGCTTTTGCCGTTGCAGCTGCTGCTGCCGTTGCTTATGGCACTAAATTAGCCATTGATGGGGTCAAGGCTGCAATAGAGGATGAACAAGCACAGTTGAGGTTGGCTGCTGCTCTAAAGACCGCCACAGGGGCAACAGAGGGTCAAATTCAGGCTACTGAGGATTACATTCTAAAGACATCTTTAGCAACAGGCGTGGCTGATGAACAATTACGACCAGCATTCCAGCGTTTAGCCGTATCGACAAAAGATGTCAATGAGGCGCAGAAATTATTAAACCTATCCCTAGATATTGCTAAAGGCAGGGGATTAGATCTTGAAACTGTTGCTAATGCATTGGGTAGGGCTCAGGATGGTAATACCACAGCTCTTGGCAGATTAGGTCTTGGTTTATCAAAGGCAGAACTATCAACTCTTTCATTTACTGAAGTACAGCAAAAATTATCTGATCTTTATGGTGGAGCAGCTGCTGCAAACGCTGAAACTTTCCAAGGAAAGATTGATCGCTTAAAAGTAGGATTCGATGAGGCTAAGGAAGCACTAGGCGTTGCCTTACTTCCACAAGTTGAACGATTTATTGGATTCTTAAACGAAACAGGCATTCCAACCCTAAATGCATTTATTGCTGGATTAACTGGGGATCAAGGTTTAAGTGCTGGATTAAAAGAAAGTCAAAGAAGCGCCGAAAGTTTAGGAAAAGGCATTGCTGGTGTGATAGGCATAATCCAAGGATTTATTACATTTATTAAAGAAGCAATTGGATTGGTTATTAGCCTTGCTAATGAAAGCATTAGATTAATTAATTTAATAAAGCCGGGTGCTGATATAGGCTCGATAAGTAATATCGCTCCATCATCACAAATTAGGGGAGTGCCACAAAGCGCAACTGGAACTCCATTTGGTCAAGCAGGTGGAAATACTTACAACATCTCAGTTCAATCAATTGATTCCGAAGGTGCTGCAAGAGCGGTAGCAAAAGTATTAAATGACAGCGCATCTCGATCAGTTCCACAGCTCTACAATTCAGGCATTAGAGGCGATTAATGACAGTATTTACTCCAGTTTATAAACTGACAATCAATGGCATTGAATATACAGATGTAGCAATTCAAGACATAACCCATCAAGCAGGTCGAGATGATATTTACGCTCAACCGCTTCCTTCATATTTGCAAATTTCTTTGGTTGCATTAAATGATGAAAATTATAATTTACAAATAAATGATGGCATTGCTTTGCAAGTCAAAGACAGCACAAACACTTTTAGGACTTTGTTTGGTGGCAATATTACTGATATTACAACCGAGGTCGCTACTGCATCATCTATTGCTAAAACTTATACATACACAATTCTTGCATTAGGTTCATTGGCTAAGTTGCCAAAAATTATTACTGACGGAGTATTGACTTCAGATGATGACGGCGATCAAATTTATGCTTTATTAAATGAGATATTTTTAAACAATTGGAATGAAGTACCAGCAGCTGAAACATGGTCAGGATATGATCCAACAATTACTTGGGCAAATGCTGAAAACATTGGACTTGGTGAAATAGATCGTCCTGGTCAATATGAAATGATTAATCGATCATCTAATCCAGATACGCTTTATAACATTGCAAGTCTTATTGCCAATTCAGCTTTTGGTGTTTTATATGAGGATTCTGAAGGTCGTATTGCTTATGCTGATCAAAACCATAGGCAGACATATTTAGCAAATAATGGCTACACAGATATTTCCGCCAACACAGCCATTGGTGCAGGTCTTAAAACATTGGCTCGATCTGCCGATGTTCGTAATGACATTTATGTCAATTATGGCAACAATTTTGGATCTCAAGAATCTGCAACGGATGCAACCAGTATTGCCACTTTTGGTTATAAAGGTGAAACCATCAATACAACCTTAAAGAATGCCGTCGATGCGCAAACACAAGCTGATCGATATATTGCTTTAAGATCCTATCCAAGAGCTTTATTAAACAGCATTACATTTCCAATAACTAACACAGAAATTGATGATACTGATAGAGATGCCTTACTTAGGATCTTTATTGGTCAGCCAGTACGCATCACAGACTTGCCGGTTCAAATAGCCCCAACAGGACAGTTTGAGGGTTATGTGGAGGGTTGGCGTTGGAGTACCAGATTCAACGAATTGTTTTTGACCATAAATCTGAGCCCGATCGAATTCTCTCAAATAGCACTACAATGGGAGCAGGTATCAGCCTCAGAGGCATGGAACACTTTATCCGCTATACTAACATGGGAAAATGCGATTGGAGCAGTAGCCTAATATGGCAAACACAACGAATTTTAATTGGGAAACACCGGACGACACAGATCTGGTTAAGGATGGCGCAGCTGCTATTCGTACACTTGGTTCAGCCATTGATACATCTTTGGTTGATCTTAAAGGTGGAACAACTGGTCAAGTATTAAGTAAAGCAACTAATACCGACATGGATTTTACATGGGTTGCTCAAGATGATAGCAATGCAATTCAAAATGCAATTGTTGATGCTAAGGGAGATTTAATTTCTGCAACCGCTGCCGATACTCCAGCAAGACTTGCGGTAGGAACTGATAATCAAAGATTAGTTGCAGCAAGTGGTGAAGCAACTGGATTAAAATATGTTTCAGATACACAAAACACAGTTATTGATGCAAAAGGTGATTTGTTAGTAGGTAGTGCTGCTGATACTTTAGCCAGACTTGCGGTTGGAACAAATGATTATATTTTAACTGCTGATTCAACTGCCACGAATGGTATCAAATGGGCCGCTGCTCCTGCCGGCGGTTCAATGACTTTATTATCAACAACTACTTTGTCAGGCGCATCTACTACTATTAGTAGCATTTCAGGCAGTTATAAAAATTTATATGTTGAAGTTTATGATGCAACTAATGATACCGCTAATGGTCAAACTCTTGCTAATATAAACACAACAACAGGAAAGATCACTGGCAATTTGATTTCCACTCTTGCTGGTGGATCTGGCGTTCCCGGATATGCTTATGCAGCGGATGACAATATAAACATGACTTACAACAGTCGTGTTAGAACAGATTCAAACAATTTCTGGGCTTTTACTTTTAATAATTATGCCTCAACAACTACTCGCAAATCTTTCCAAATGTATGGTGGTTATATTGTTGGAAGTGCTATTGAAGCATCTTCATTTTTAGGATATTTCAATGACACGACCGCAATCAGTTCTTTGAAATTTACTGCTAATGGTGGAAACTGGTCTGCCGGAACTGTTAAGATATACGGAGTAAATTAAAATGACAAAACCAATAATTAGAATCCATGATCTTGAATTAGATGAGGTCATTGATAGGGAAATGACAGACGCTGAATTTGCACAATATGAAGCCGATAAAAAAGCGCAAACAATCGCATTGGCTGAAACTGAAGCAAAATTTGAAGCAAAATCTGCCTTGTTTGAAAAATTAGGCATTACCGAGGATGAAGCAAAACTCCTCCTTGCGTAATGAAACCATTTTTATCTAAAGCTGCCGTTCAACTTCGGGAACAGATTGATGATTCATTCCCGGATCGCAGCCGTAAAAGTGATGGATGGTTGGGTGATGCTCGTCATTCCACAAAAAAATCTGACCACAATCCAGACTTTGATGGGTGTGTCAGAGCCATTGATATTGATGCTGGCTTGGGTAAGCAAGAAGGAATTTCTGCTTATCTCGCTGACCAAATCAGAGAGTGTGGAAAATCAGATAAACGCATATCTTATGTGATCCATAACCACCATATTGCTAGCAAATTGCTCAATTGGAAGTGGCGACGATACAAAGGCATCAATCCCCACACTAAACATATTCATATCAGTTTTAATAAATCAGGCGATAAAGATGGCTCATTTTTTAACATCCCACTACTAGGAGGCAATTCATGAAACTAACTAAAAAACACAAAGCAGCAATTAAGTCATATTTGAGAGCTGTTGCAGCTTCAGGCATTACTGTGGCACTTGCCATTGTTGCTGATATTCGACCAGAGTTAGCAGTTCTTGCTGGAGCATTAGTTGCACCAATTGCCAAAGCATTAGATCCAAAGTCCGGGAGCGAAGCTGATTATGGAATCAATGCCAAATGACGGCAGCAGATTGGGTCGCTATCGCCTCTGGCGTATGCGCCGTATCAGGCAGTTTATTCATGGGTCTGCGTTGGGTTATTAAATCTTACTTAGCCGAACTTAAACCAAACGGAGGAAGCTCCTTAAAAGATCAAATGAATCGACTTGAACAGCGTGTCGATGATCTATATTTGCTATTAGTTAAGAAATAATTTCTGACATGGCGAACACACGAAAACCTATCAAACGCAAAAAGATCAATCGTCGAGTCGTTCGCCAAACTCCTGAGCCATTAACAAAGATCGATCAACATTACATGGCTTTGCATGAATGCTATAAAGCAGCTAGAAAAGCAGGATTCACACCTGAGCACGCATTTTGGCTGATGACTGAACATAAGACTTTCCCTGATTGGATTGTGGGCGATGGTGGGATAATCCCATCAATAGATCCAACTGACGATG